GTTGATGTGCCTATCTATAACTAGAGTTTGCATCTTCGCTACCTTATCACGCTCATTCTTAAGCATACCTACTAGGATTTCCACCTCACCTCTTAGTCTTGTTATTTCACTCATACTTCCTCCCAACTACCATCAGTAACTACTTCTACCTTTAAAGAATCATTAATATCCTCAATAAAATCTAAGAAGTCATCAAGTGTTTTAAATACCTTTACTGTTCCAATATCATCTTCGGCTTTTATGCCAATAACATCATCTAATACAAATTTCATACTCCCTCCTCAATAATTACATCAGTGTAGCCATCATCTTTCCATTCACTGGCTATATTCTCTGCATCTGCTTCACAATCATAAGAGCCTACTTCCATACCCCCTACCCATACAATATAGTTTTCTTCTACTTGCCCATATTCATTCATTTTATTTCTCCTTAATAAATCTATTATATGAGTAGTCCATTTCTAAACCTTGCTCTACCTCATCACTAAATGTATCTACTGCTTGTAGCACGTACTTTGGTAGTGTTGCATTTTCAAACACATATACAACGCCCTCATCAGATGTTAGAGTAACCTCTACTTTAAAATCGTTAATCACATTACCTCCTCTACTTCTTCGATGCAGTTAGTAATAAATCTACGCAACTCATAAAGTTGTTCTAATGTAAACACATCTCTAATTACATACTGTGTGTTAAATAATAAATTCTTATAATATTGCTCTTCATCAGTCACAATAACTATTTTGTTCTTACTCATACTTCCTCCATTTAAGGCGTGGAGTATATATTTTATAAACTAAAAACTGAAAGTCACTGATACAAATAGTGTTATCAATAACGTGTGACTCGTATGGCGTATACCCTTGAGTTTCCTCATACCAACCATCAATCTCATCCTGCAACCCATCAACAGAGTTACTCCGAAATATATACTCCACACCTTCCTCGGTAATGCAGTATGCCATAAATTTAAATGCTTCTTGTTTCATTTTATTTCTCCCTTTAAATTGTGTTCAGAAAAACTGAACCTAAAATCTCTGTTACGGTATCACCTATGGTGTCACAATAGTTATCATACATACTCTTGAGCATAGGTTCAACCACCTCTCCAACATCACTTAAGAAATCAGCACCTCCGATGTCATCATCTAGGTATACGCCACTACCTCCCAAGTCATAAGAAACTGCTGATATTACAGCAGGTTCAAACTCAGATACAAACCTATCGTAATCATTTTGATGCATTAACGCTTCCCAATCAGTCATAATACTTCCTCATCTAGTACAGTATATTTATAGTTGTTTGCAAACACACTACACACTGTGTGGAGGTTTACTGTTCTATATCCCATAGAATGCACATCAAATGTAGTTTCATATGGGTTGTCGTACCTAACTACCATATTTTTACCACCTTTTAGGTACTTTTTTACACCCAACCGACCATTAATTTTACGTAAGGTGTTATCCTTTTTTCTAAACACCACAGAAAAGAAACGTCCTTGTTGGTCTTGCATTAATTTAAATAGTTTTTCTCTAGTTACCGTTACTTCTTTCATATTTTACTCCTAACTTGCCTAAAAAGGTAGGCAATTACCTATACTTTATTTAATTTTTTTCTACCGCCACATTTTATTTCTCCTATTTAATATTACTTTCTTATTACACATTTTATATGGTACTCACTTACTTTTGTACCTGTATCTAATTCTTTGTTACCCCTATTACCTGCAACATAGTCACACCAACTATCCCACCAATATTCCGTACCTTTTTTCTGTGTGAGTTGTATATATGCTTTAATCTTTTTAATTTTAGTGGTACGTTTTAGGGTTGCTGGTATGTTTACAACGTTAGACTTTAATCCTAGCCTTTTAATGTTATGCATATCCATACACGCTATATTAAATCCTAGCATTTGCATAATAAATCCTGCTTTCACTAATCCAATATTAGGTATTGCCATAAATAACTCAACACCTTTTGTAATTGTATCAATATCATTAGGGTTATCCGTTAATAGTTTTACTTCTTTTAATAAATAATCTTTATTGTTTATAGAATATTCTAAACCTTTAGACTTTAATCCCCATAATGATTTTGATTTTAATCCATTTTTCTCAATATCCTTTATCTGATTATCACATCCACTTAATGACTGTTGAATAGTACAAAGAGTAAATCGGATAACATCAACTAAACCATCAGCGTTATTCAAGCCATGATTTTTAATTATGTTTACATCGTTTTTATACATGATTTTTATCCCCTATATTATTAATTTAAATTTAAAAATAAAATCTACATAATGGTTATGTAAAATTCTATATCCGTTTCTTTACTTGGAATAATTCCATTATCCCTTATTATTTAAAGAATGTCAATTTTTTATCCTTTGTTTTTTATCCCTATTATAAAAAAGAATAAAAAAGAAAAAATAAAACAAGGTATTAATTAAAATACCTTGTTAATTTTTACATAGTGGTTAGGCAACTTCTTTAATTAACCCCGCTTTGACTTCTAAAGCGTATTTAATTAGAGCATCAATATCGTTTACTTTCATGGTTGGTATAAAGTCGAATACACTTTCCATGTCCGTAGTTTTAATTTTCTTTTTACCTTTTGGGGGTAAAGTTTTGCCAATAAATGGTGAGCCTTTAATGCCCAAACCTTGTAAAGATAATTTAATTTTCTTTTTCGTGTAATATTGACTGACTAAAGTCTTTAAAGTGGCCGTTTTATCATTGCCATTCTTTAATTTTAACGCTAATTTTTCAATACGTGCTACACCGTTTTTACCGGTATTGAGTATTTTTTCAACTTTGTCAAAATTAATAGCATTCTTTTTATTTTCAGCAATTAAACCTTGATATAGTGTATTCAACTCACTATCTAACTGAATATTTGTTTCCATTTTTTACCGTCCTTTTATTATTATTAAAAATAAGCCATGCGAAATTGCACAACCGTTAAAACCATTATACAGTTTTAAACATAAAATGCAACCTAAAGGCCACCTATTTACATAATGATTATGTAAAAATATATTTTAATAAAACACTTGACAAACTGCTATATTACTGAGTGTTAATATAATCATCACCTAATATTATAAAACATTAATATACTTTGTTATTATATAAGCATTACCTAATATCCTAATATAACCAAGTCATTATATAATCATTTCCTGATATAACTATATAAGAGTTACCTAATATAACCAAGTCATGATATAGAATACCCCTGCCACTACCAAGGTTATATATATTAGAGTATCAGTATATAAGAAAGTCCTAATATTAGCCCCCCCTAATACCCCAACGTAGAATTTCTCCGCGGGAGAGAACCCACCTATATATAAAATTTATAATTTATGGATTTCGGGCCTAGGAAATTACAACATTTAATACCACGTATGATTACGTTATAGTATATAATATTATATATGTTATACATACTTAGACTTACTAGAAATAAGCAGTGATTAACAAGGGTAAACATCCTTGAATGTTTAAAAAAACAGCACTGTTAAAAAACTAGGAATTACTAAGTTTGTATATGTATGTATTAAGTAGTACCTTTGTATACACTTTACTGTATAATAGTGTACTATAATATTTTTTTTATAATTTTCTAAGTCTATGAAGAATAACGTAGGAAGACCTAAGAAGTACTTGACAAGCACCGAAGAAGAAAAACAACTTGTGAAGGACGTTACCCAAGAAGCCAAGCTTGAAGTAGCGGCTAGGACAGGTAAGAAACCTTCAGATGTAGTTGTTCGTATTGAGAAGAGTACAGGTGAAGGGTACGGTAAGATTGCACGCACCGCTGGTGGTAAGAAGACACGAGGTGCTAAAGGTAAGAAGTACGTACCTACAAATGATGACTACGACAAAGTAGAAGAGATGGTTATCATTGGTCTTGACCAGCACACCATAAGCAAGATAATGGGTATCAGTAACGCTACGTTAACTAAGTATTACCAACACACATTAGAGACAGCACGTGAGAAACGTACCGCTAGTGTAGCAGGTGTAGCATATAAGATGGCCATGAGTGGTGAGTCTGCTGCTATGACTACCTTCTGGTTGAAGACACAGGGTGGTTGGACACCTAAGCAACATATTATTACAGAGGGCAGGAACTTTGACATTACTTGGTCCGACTCTGAAGAAGACATTGCGGATGCTAATACTAGACTAGATGATGGAAAAATACACTAAAGACCAATCAAAAATATGGTTAAGACTTAGCCAACAACTTAATGATAAAGGCATAGAGGATAGCACTGAGTTAGCTAAGAACATATTAATTGGAAGAGGCCATTTGAATAAAGATGGCTCAGATACTTATAAAGGTATGATAAGAGGTAGTATGGGAGCCGCTGGAAGGTCAACAGACAGGGCTATTAAGAGAAGTGGGGGTGTAGTAACAGACTATGACTACAACCCCGATACAAACTATTCATATAATAAACATAAACCTTTACGGAAATTGAAGAGTATAAAATGAACACTGGAGAGGAGAAACGTAAGGGAGTTGTAATACCCTATACGCCCAGGAAATTACAGGCTAAACTACATAGTGAGTTAGCAAGGTTCAACGTAGTAGTGTGCCACAGAAGATTTGGTAAGACTGTATTTGCTATTAATCAAATGATTAAATCAGCCATTGAGGACTTACAAGTAGGGAAGAAAGCACCTAGATATGCTTACCTTGCACCTCTATTTAAACAAGCTAAGACAGTTGCTTGGGATGAACTTAAGAGACTTCTATTAGACTTTCCAGATGTAAAGTTTAATGAGGCTGAACTTAGAGCAGACTTCATGGGTGCACGTATACAACTGTACGGTGCAGATAACCCAGATACATTGAGAGGTATTTACTTAGATGGTGTTATTCTTGATGAGTATGCACAGATGAACCCTAAGATGTACTCAGAGGTTATACGTCCTGCACTCTCAGATAGAAAAGGTTGGGGAATATTTATTGGTACCCCTAAAGGAAAGAATGAATTTTATGATATTTACCACACAGCAGTAGAGAAGAAAGGTTGGAAGCGTTTCTTATTTAAAGCTAGTGATACAGGTATACTTGATGATGAAGAGCTTGAGATGGCACAGCAAGATATGGCTGAGTCAGAGTATCAGCAAGAGTATGAATGTTCATGGTCAGCAGCACTAAGAGGTGCATACTACGCAACAGAGTTAGAAGAGGCATACGAGGACGAGAGGGTATGTAAGGTACCTTATGACCCTAGTAAGCAGGTAATTACCGCTTGGGACTTAGGTGTTGCAGACAGTACAGCCATATGGTTCTGTCAGATGGACGGTAAAGCAATGAACATAATTGACTACTATGAGAACAGTGGAGAAGGTTTACCACACTACATAGACTTACTTAACAGTAAGAACTATAGGTACGGAGCACATATTGCCCCACACGACATTGTAGTCAGAGAGTTTAGTACAGGTAAAAGCCGCAAGGATTTAGCGTACAGTTTAGGAATTGACTTTCAAGTAGCTCCTAAGTTAAAGGTTATGGATGGTATTGACACAGTACGTAACACATTATATAAATGTTGGTTTGACGCTACTAAATGTAAAAAAGGACTTGACTCATTACTACAGTACAGAAGCTCTTATGATGACAAGAAAAAGATTTGGTCACAGAAACCAGTACACGACTGGACATCACACGCAAGTGATGCATTCAGGTACCTATGTGTAACTGATGTTGTATTTACAGGTAACTCAGGCTCCTGGGGAAGTGAACTACCTAAGCAAGATTTTAGTTGGGTGATATAAACAAAAGGAATTTATGGCAAAGAAAATGACAAAGAGAGAACTGAGTGCACTAGTTGAACAGGAACTTTACGCAGCCTCTGGAACCAATACCACCAAATTAAGTGAACAACGTGCTGATGCTATGGACCGGTACCACGGAAAGAAGTACGGTAACGAGCAAGAAGGACGTTCACAGATTGTCACAAGAGATGTAGCTGATGTTATTGAATGGATTATGCCTAGCCTAATGAAGATATTTACTGGCGGTGACAAGGTAGTACAGTTTGAACCTCAAGGACCTGAGGACGTTAAGATGGCTAAGCAAGCTACTGACTACGTAAACTATGTTATCATGAGACAGAACCCAGGATTCTCTATTCTTTACAGTTGGTTTAAGGACGCACTAATCCAGAAGAACGGTATTGTTAAACATTACTGGGACGACACAACAAAGACTACCCGAGAGGAATACAAGAACCTAACGGAAGAAGAATTTACTGCACTACTAATGGATGACGAAATTGAAGTAGTAGAGCACACAGCTAGTGACGCAGAAGAGCCAGGTATGGGTGAAATGCCTAAACCGGTTACTCATGATGTGGTTGCTAAAAGAACAATAAACAGTGGACAAGTTCGTATTGAGAACGTACCACCAGAAGAATTTTTAATTAATAAATATGCTAAGAGTATTGAAGAAGCTCGTTTTGTTGCACATAAAGTAAAGAAGACCATAGGTGAATTAACTGCCATGGGTTACTCTAAGAAGCAACTTGAACGTGCTTACTCTAAAGGGGAGAATGACTACAACCTAGAGAGGCTGGCACGCTTTAACCACGAAGGTGAAAGTATATATGATGACATTGACGATGGCCTTTGGGTAAGCGAATGTTACATACGTGTTGACTTTGATAATGACGGTATTGAAGAATTAAGAAAGATAACGAAGGTTGGAGATGAAATTTTAGACAATGAGGAAGTGGACAGTGTACCCTTCTCCTCCCTTACACCTGTTCCAATGCCTCATAAGTTCTATGGTTTGAGTATTTATGACTTAATCTCTGACCTTCAACTAATTAAGACTACCTTAATGCGTAACTTGTTAGACAATATGTACCTAACAAACAATGGGCGTTATGAAGTAGTCGAGGGTCAAGCTAACTTAGATGACCTCATGACTAGCAGACCCGGAGGTATTGTACGAGTACGTACACCAGGTGCTGTTACGCCACTAGCTACACCACAACTAGACCAAAACTCTTTCAACATGTTAGGGTACCTTGACAGTATCCGTGAAGAAAGGACAGGTGTTAGTAAAAACTCTACTGGACTAGGTGAAGGGGCTCTTAAGTCTCATCAGACAGCCAGTGGAGTCAGTCAAGTAATGTCTGCAGCACAGCAGAAGATTGAACTAATTGCAAGAGTATTTGCTGAGACAGGCATGAAGGACCTGTCTAATAGTGTGTACCAACTCGTTCAAAAGTTTGAAGCACCAGAGAAGATTGTCCGTCTAAACAATGACTGGGTTACTATGTACCCTTCTGAGTGGAAAGACAGAATGGACTGTACAGCACAGGTAGGCTTAGGTTTTGGTTCTAAGGAAATGAACCTTATGCACCTAAACCAACTTACTCAAACTATACAAATGATTTCACAACACCCTGCTGCAGGTATGTTACTAAAGCCTAAGAACGTATATAACCTAGTGTCACAGCAGATTAAATCTATGGGTATGAAGAACGTCAATGATTTCATTCAAGACCCTGGTGACGAACAGATGCAACCTCCAGGTCCTAGTCCTGAAGAGCAAGCTGCTCAGATGGAGAGTCAACTCAAAGTAGAAGAACTAAAGATTAAGATGCAGAAGTTACAGACCGAGAGTACCTTGCGACAACAAGAGATGCAACTAGAAGCAGACTTGGCACAGCAAGAGTTACAACTGAAGTCACAAGAAGCACAGGTAAACATGCAGATTAAACAGCAGGAGTTAGAAATTAAGAAGGCGGACTTAGCTCTTAAACAACAAGAGTTAATTTTAGAGAGAGAACAAGGGAGGCCAGTAGCTATTGGTCCTACATAACTAGGAGAACACATGGGTAAGAAAGGGAAGGAGATGCAGAGGGGTCAGGCTGCAGAGAGGTTTATCAATGACCCTCTGTATAAAGAAGCATTTGAAGAAACAAAAGAAGCACTCATTCATATGTTACTTAATACAGCAATAAGTGAAGAAGTGGAGAGAGACAGAATTTATATTACCATCAAGAGCTTAGACTTAGTTGACCAACACATTAGGTCAGTTCTTGATTCAGGTAAGCTTGCCATGAAGGGGCAGGAATTTTATAATTAAAAAGAGAGGAGTGACTAATGGATTCTACAGAGAATAACCAAGAAGTTGACACAGCCCTGTTTGACAGAGCACAAGAAGGCACAGCTGAAGAAGCAGCCAATAACATCCTTAATATGTGGAACTCGGAAGAGCAACCTACAAACGAGGAAACCGAAGCTACAACTGAGGAGTCAGAAGTAGTTGAGGAAACAATAGAGGAAGATGAAGTTGAAACTGAGGAGGTCTCTGAAGAAGAGGAAGCCACTGAAGAAGTAGAGGAAACTGAAGAGCCTGACGTAGAAGAAGAAGAAGAGGTTACTGACACTAGCTACACTATTAAAGTGGATGGCGAAGAGTACGAAGTAAACCTTGAAGAACTTAAGGCAGGCTACCAAAGACAATCTGACTATACTCGTAAGTCTCAGGCAATAGCTGAACAACGTAAACAGAATGAATCAGTTCAGGAAGAACGTATTAAGTTAGAGCAAGAGAGACAAATGTACGCAAATGGTTTAGAGATGTTGCGAGAGCAGCAGGAAGCCAAGCTTACAGCATTTGATGAAGTGGACTGGAACACCTTGAAAGAGGAAGACCCATATGCTTACATGATGAAGAAAGATGAGTACCGAGATGCTCAGGATAAAATTGCCAACGCTGAACAACAACAACAGATTGTTCACAGACAGCAAGCCCAATCACAGATGGTAGCACGTAGTGCATATGTACAGAACGAGTACGCCAAGCTGGTTGAGGCATTACCTGAGTGGGCTAAAGAAGGCAGCACAGTCAAGACAGATGTCAGAGACTACGCTTCTAAGGTGGGGTTCTTACCGGAAGAGGTTGAGCAATTGTCAGACCACCGTAGTGTTCTTATTCTTAAGAAGGCAATGGAGTTTGATAGGCTTACCAAGAAGGTTTCCCCTAAGAAGAAGGCCGTTAAAAAAGTCCCGAAGGTACAGAAGTCTGGAAGAGGAAAAGTCAAAGCTGAGGCAGCTTCAGAAGTAAACCAGAAGAAGCGTGCAAGGTTAAGGAAGTCAGGCAACACAGATGATGCCGCTTCCGTTTTTTACGACTTGCTATGAAGTAAGTCGAAACAATAATATATATAAGGATATAATAATATGGCAGCAGGCCCACAAAACGCAACAAGAGTAGGTATTAGAGAAGACCTGAGTAATGTAATCTATGACATCTCACCTACAGAAACTCCGTTCCTATCTTCAATCGCGAAGAAAGGTTCGGTAAAGAGCACTCACTTTGAGTGGCAGACAGATGCACTAGCAGCAGCAGTTGGAACTAACGCACAGCTTGAAGGTGCAGCAGCAGGTGACGCTACAGTGAATAATACAACACGTGAAAGTAATTATACACAAATCTCTAAGAAGGTTGTGGACGTTACCGGTTCTGGTGAAGCAGTAGATGCAGCAGGTAAGAAGTCAGAGATGGCATACCAGTTAGCTAAGGCTTCTAAAGAGCTTAAGCGTGATATGGAGAAAACTTTACTTGGTACACAAACAGGTGCAGCTGAGGTTACAACATCGGGTTCTGAGGCAGGACGTAAAACGACAGGCGCTGCAGGTTTCATTGCTACTAATGCAGTAGCGGTGGCAGATAATGCAGGTGTTTTCAATGACTCTGACATCTTAGATGCAGCTGAGGCATGTTGGGATGCTGGTGGTACTCCATCTACTTTATTGGTAGGTGCTACTGATAAGAAGTTAATCACTAGTATGACAGGCCGTGCTGAACAGACACAATCAGTAGTGGACGACAACAAGTCAGTCTACAACGCTGTTGATGTTTACGTGTCGGACTTTGGTACTTTCAACGTAGTGTTGGACAGATACTTACCTGCTGACACAGCTCTTATGTTGGACAACGATATGTGGTCAGTAGACTACTTACGTGACTTCCAGACAGTAGACATCGCTAAAGATGGTGACTCTGATAAGAAGATGCTTGTAGTTGAGTATGGCTTACGCTGTGGTAACGAAGCGGCTAACGCTAAGATTACTACTGCTTAAGTAGTTAATTTAACCCCTGCTTAACTGTGGGGGTTATACTATATTATGTCAATAATAAACACCCAAATTACCCAAGATTCAGATGGTTCAATAATAATAACCTCTGAACAGGACAAGACTGCAGTAAGCAGCATCATAACTGGCAACGGTCAGTTACGACTAGACTCTGGACGTAGTGGCAAAAGCCAGTACCAAGGTGACTCGACAGGTCAACACAGAGTTGCTCGTATACCCCTCATTGTAGTTGAGACTATGATGAGAGAAGGTGTATGGGGAAACAAAGAAAGAATGAAGCATTGGTTAAATGACCCGGAAAATTTACCCTTTAGAACAACAAGAGGAAAACTATAAATGGCACTAAGTACCTATTCAGAAATAAAAATTGCGGTAGCTGACTGGCTAGACCGTAGTGATTTATCAGGAAGAATACCAGACTTCATTAGACTTGCTGAGTTAAGAATTTATAGGGAGCTTCGTATCCCTTCTATGGAGAATGTAGTTGAGTTAACAACAACTAATAACATAGTCTCACTACCTGCTAACTTCTTAGAGATGAGAGCAGCAACAATCAAAGCAGCTAATGACGTACCACTCCGTAGGGTGGGTTATAGGAACCAACCTAAAACATTAGAGAAAGGAACACCCACTACCTTTGCAAGACGAGGTGGTGATTTAATATTACATCCTACACCTGAAACAGAAGTTACAGTAGAGTTATACTACTATGCTGACCAGGGCTCCATAACTGAGGATACAGATGGCTCAAGTTGGTTTACTAGCAATGCCCCTGACTTATTATTATATGGGGCTCTATTAGAGGCTCAGCCCTATCTAAAGGACGATGAACGTATTGTCATATGGCAGACAGCATTCAAGGAAGCAATGAGGACACTACAGTCTATGGCAGATAACTCAGAGTATTCAGGTGCTGAGATTGGTATTAGAACTACTTCAGGAGTTTACTAATGTCTAAGGATACAGGTTTCTTTTCAAGTACTATAGACAACATAACAGCTACTACCTCAGCTGAGGACCACGCAACATCAGCAGCAAACAGTGCAGGATTGGCTAACGCTGCTCTAGCAGGAACTGTTGCAGATTTAGCAGCTACAAATGCAGATGTAGTCTTAACTAATGCAGATGTCGTTGCTACTAATGCAGATGTAGTCTTAACTAATGCAGATGTAGTCTTAACTAATGCAGATGTCGTTGCTACTAATGCAGATGTAGTCTTAACTAATGCAGATGTAGTCTTGACTGCTGCAGATGTAATACTTACAAACCAGGATACTCTTGATACTGCTTTAGATGTAGTAATTACAAACCAGGATACTCTTAATACTGCTGCAGATGTAGTACTTACAAACCAAGATACTATAGACACTGCTGCAGATGTCGTTGCTACTAACTCTGCAAGAGATTTAGCTGAAGGTTATAGAGATGAGCTGACAACATTAACTACTGACACTACCACAGTTGCTGTAGGCGGAAGCTCTACCTCTTCTTATGCGTCAAGCACTGGAGTTCTTTCATTAGGGATACCTACTGGAGCTACTGGAGCTACTGGAGCTACTGGAGCTACAGGAGCTACTGGAGCTACAGGAGCTACTGGACCAGCAGCGGCAACTTATGGTGTAGATGGTACAGTCCTTACTATAACTACTTAATGATATTATGACAACTCAGACTATAGACTTCAGTTCAATAGATAAGGTTGTTTTTGGTAGCACCGAAATAAAGGAGGTTATACACAACGACACTAGTATCTGGACATACACATACGCTGAATCCGCTTTAACTACCAAAAACGTCCCTGTCCTACAAGAATCTTCAACAGTTAATTCTTATGCAGTTACATACTCAGCAGCTGATTTCCCTATAGGAACTTACGAGGTACTACTCTTAACTCAAGAATTTGCTGGACAATATGGTTATGTGCAAGACATTCTACAGAAAATAATGGTCTATGACCTTGATATGAACTACATTACTGGTGGAACTTTTGGCGAAGGTTCAACATTTGAATCTGACCCAGATGGTGATGATTATAATGTAATCTCTAGTTATGGTAACGGCAGCATACCAGCTACTAGCACTGTTTTGGAATTTACTACAGCATCTGCAGGGTTTCAAGTTATAGCACAGCACACAAATCAGCACCCAGGTTGTGATGCTAATAGTAGTATTTCTTTTCAATTTAGGGAGAAGGAGATTTAGTATGAACACTTTTAAAGATGATATTCACAAGAGTGTTAGTAAGCAAAGTGACAAAAGTTATTATTACTTTATGATACAAGGTGATGTGGAATTAGCCTACACTTATTTTAAATTGAATAGCATAAAACACCCTTTATTGGAAAACTGTGAAGCTTGGTGCAAAGGTGTTACTACTAAGTTTATTGCTAAAACAATACGAGACATTAAAGATAATCCTAAACAGACACCTTTCCAGGCTTTTAAGTATAGGGTGAATATGTTCTTCAATACTGCTGCAACTTTCACTGAAGTTACTGAGCCTGTAGATGGTGAAGTGTACATAGCCGACATGACCCTTGACCCTGAGAAGATGTGTGTGAAGAGCGATAATCAAGTATTTGAATATTATGTTTATACTGAAAGAGAGAAGTATCTAGGCTTGTACTTATTGGGTGAGTTTACTCTGTTCTCAGAGCAGGTTAATCACTTCAACAAAAAAGATGTTAAGGCCTATACATTATATAAGGTAGATATTTAAGTATGGAACATAGAGTAGAATCACTAGAGACACAACTAGCACTAATCAAGTCTGACTTAGCTGTACTCAGGACTAAGGAAACATCTTTACCTGATTGGGTTAAGAATGCAGCAGGTGCAATCATCATAGCTATCTTTGCTCAAACAGTTACTACCGTATGGTGGGCGAGTGAGTTAAGTGCTAGACAGTTTACTATGCAGAAGCAGACAGACCGAAACACTATTCTTGTGGATGCTTGGCCTAGTAGACATTCGGAAGTTATGATAAGCTTAAAAGGGTTACAGACTGAGAATAGGAATATGAACCTCTTACTACAAGAGATTCGTTCCAGACAGTTCGGACACTTTAAAGAAATTAATAATTTAGAGTAAATGTTATGGGTAGAGTTAACTAACGGTGCGACTAGAATATATCTATTTGACCCTTGGAATTTCCCAGTTAATTGGATTATAATTTAGCCTTATAATAAATATTATGGTATAATATACAGGAGTATATAATATGTTTGGATTACCTTTAGAAGTAGTAACAATGTTAATGAGTACCATAGGTGGTGCTGTTATGAGAATGTGGTCTCAGTCTAGTGAAGATAAAGCCAGACAGAATGAGATGCTTATGCAACTGCATACACAGCAAGAATTAAATGTAAATAATGCTAGGGCATATAAAAATCCTAATGCTTCTTGGATTCGTAGGTTTCTTGTAGTTTCTTTTATGGGCATGGCTGCATTCATTCTATTGGCCCCTATGTTTGGTATGAACACTACAGTACCCATCGAGGTAACTGAGGGCTTTAAGTTCTTATTCTTAGACTTCACAAACACAATAACAGAATACAAAACACTAGAAGGCATTGTAACACCTGAGTGGTTAGGTCACGCTATACTATCAGTAGTAGGAATGTATTTTGGTTCATCAATAGTAAATAGGAAATAAACATGGCATTAGAAACAGTAGAACACATAGATGACTTAGATGTAAATAACCCTGCAGGAACAGACCCTAAGTCACAAGGTGATGACCACATACGTAACATTAAGAGTGCTATTAAAACCACCTTCCCAAACATAACAGATGCAGTAACAGCAACACACGATGACATTAATAAGCTCGATGGTTTATATACAACAACAGAGCAGCTTGATTATTTAGGTGGTTACTGTAAAGTAGCTGGAAGTAAAACAGACAACACACAAATAGAATGTGAGACTACGGCAGGCGGAACCCCCCTTGGTACTTGGCACCCAGCGGTAACCTCTCAAATTCAAACACAGTTTGATACTCGTGCACCCATAATTGACCCTGAGTTTGCAGGCACTGTTAACGTAGGTTACTGTGCTACATCGGGTGGTACTCTTTTAGGAAATCTTAAAACAAGTACTGATTGTATAGCTGCTGATGCTACAAATGTGTGGACTACTAACACCGTTGTGCAGACAGGCGTTGTCCATGACTTTGCTGCTGCACAATACTCAGGCTCTGTAGTGGTTGACACAGCGGTTAACCAAGCCACAGAGCAAGCAGACTTATCACTATCTAATGTATTCATTGTGAATGTAAATAATGATAGTGATGCTTTGCACCCTATAAATCATTCTTCAGGTGGTTGCTATACATTCCTCATTAAGAATACAGGTGCGTTTGACCTCAACTTCACCTCTGATTTTAATTTCCCTGGTGGTGAACCAACACTAACAAGTGGTGCAGGCAAAGTAGACTTGGTGTCCTGTGTATCAGATGGCACTAAACTATATTGTTCTATTACCTATAATTTAACCGCCTCAAATTAGCATGTTTGGATTTGTAGCAGGTGGAGGTCGAACAATAGCGTTAAATGTTACTATGGCTTTAGCAGAAGACCCTGCAGGTACTACAACTAGTACTGGCGCGTCACCAGATACTAAGCTTTTGCGTTACCATAATTTCCAACAAAACAACACAGGTACGCTGTCATTATCTGATGACGTAAGTATTAGTGGTTTACCTACAACTATTACAAACTCTGCACATGTCACTTTAGTTGGAATTACTAATGGTTCAGATTCTAATGGTGGTGCGTTGTTAAGTCATTATTACACTCCTTCAGTAGGAAGTGAAACAAGTGCAGTTATGAATACCGCACAAACATACACAGGTACTGGCAGCTGGATGTCCGTTAGAACGTCATATGTTTCTAAGTCTCTGGCGGACATTACTAACTATAAGATTCAATATACAGGCGCACAAAATGACCACCCTATTCTTAGAACTCAGCTAGTACTCCCTGCCAAGTGGGTTGCTAGTAAAGTTTCAGCTAGTGGGTCTGACTCTACATCACTAGCCCCCGGTGAGATTTTAATTGTACATACAGGAAGCAATCACGATAACTGTGATTCATTTTTTCCGACTCATCATGTATCAGCTGTTGTATCCCCAGGTGATAATTCTATTATCCTACAAAACCAATCTTATTGGTATTTTACAAATAGTATAGGTATATATGCTAACGCAACAGATAGTAATCAGACTATTAGTTGGACACAACCAGATGTCACAACCTGTTATAGTGCTGTTGCTGAGGCTGACATAAGCTTATCAGCAAACGTAAGAGTTATGAAATTAACACAGCAAGGTAATTAAATTGAAAGACCAGGTTAAAGTATTAAATCCAAATGGAATAAACAAAGACATTAGTCCTTATGAACTACCAGATGACAAGTGGTCAGACGGTACTAATGTTTCTTTCTTAAATGACAAAACTTCTAAAGCTATTGGGTACTCTGAATTTGCTTCTACAACTACAGTAGAACCTTATTGGTTAATGCCTTTTAATACCCTTTCTGATAGTTACTGGATATATGCAGGCCTTGAAAAAATATATAAGGTTGATGGCACTACCCACACAAACATAACTAGACAAACTGCTGCTGAAGATGCAGACTACGCAACCACAGACGGTAAGTGGAATGGTGGTGTACTGGGTGGTGTGGCTATTTTAAACAACGGTATTGACGTACCACAAATGTTTGGCACTGGCTCTACTATATGTGAAGACCTCGACTACTGGCCTACTGGCATGAAGGCTTCTGTTATTCGTCCATTTAAGCAATTCTTAGTAGCCCTCGACACAACAGAGGCTGCTAACAGATACCCATATAGAGTACACTGGTCACACCCTGCAGAACCAGGTACAGTACCCACTACTTGGAACGCAGCTCTAGCTGATAAGGACGCAGGCTATGTAGACCTGAGTCAGACTAACGGTTGGGTAGTAGACGCACTTCCTCTTAAAGACGCTAACATCATTTATAAAGAAGACTCCGTATGGGGTATGTCTTATGAAGGTGGTCAGTCTATATTTAGGTTCTATGAAATATTTAATGACGCAGGTGTATTTGGTCAGAGATGTGTCAAGTCTTTTGATGAGAAGCATTTTGTTCTTACAACTAATGATGTGTACGTACATAATGGACAGACAAAAGAAAGTGTAATTACCAACCAAATGCGTACTGAGTTATTTAACTCCATGAATGCTGACTACACAGGTAAGACCTTTGTAACTGCTGACTATAGGAACAATGAAATGTGGATTTGTATTGTTTCTAGTGGTAATAATAAGCACCCAGCTAGTTATTATGCAGGCGCAGTTGCTGACATTGCACCTCTTCCAGACAAAGCTTTCATATGGAATTGGAAAAACAATACATGGACAACCAGAGACATTCCCAATGTAAACCATATTGGATGGGGTGTTGTTACAGAAGCACAAGGAATACTTGACTGGACTGATACGGAAACATGGGACTCTGATGGTTCAACATGGGATTACCGTGGTTACAATCCAGCAGAGACTTTCCTTCTCATGGTAGACACTGTAGACAAGAAATTATTTAAGGTGGACAGTACAGAGTACACGTTTGATGGCACTGATTATAAGGCATGGGTACGTAAAGACTCTATGAATCTTGGTTACTCAGGTACTAAGTCTCTTAAAAAAATTATACCTAAGTTTAGTGGTACAGGAACAGTTGATATTTATATTGGACAGTCCATGTCACCAGGCTCATCAATTACCTGGAGCCCTCTGTATAATTTTAGAATAGGAGAGCAGTCAGAATTGCCTGTGAGAATAACAGGGAATTACTTAAGTGTATTTATTGGAAGTAATGACAGTAACCATTGGGCACTTGATAACTTAGAATTACATTGGGCACCTAGTGGTAACAGGGGGTCTGGCACGTGAGTATAAGGTACGTACCGGAAGCTCCTCCTGCTGACCCTAAAGACTTACCTAGTTATTTAACAAGAGAATTTAACAGAATGTCAGAAGTAATTAATAACATTTCTGATGGCAACCTGAGTGTAATACATGCTACTCCTCCTAAGCCTAGACAAGGCAATATAAGATATGCAGATGGGACTGACTGGGAGCCTGTTGAGGGTGGTGGTGAGGGTTTATACATATACTTAAGCACTGGATGGTCTAAGCTTTGATTACAGGAATAGTCTCTAAAAACATAGACAAATATTGGAACAGTAGTTTTGATAGGTTTACAGAGAGAGCCCTTAAGTATAGTGTATCAGGGTTTACAACGGAAGATATTAAACTAGCGTGTAAAGAACAGGACATGCAGTTATGGATTAGTACCCACTCAGGAATACTTAATGGTGTATGCATAACACAGATATTAACATACCCTAGGAAGAAGAACTTATTAATACTTCTGCTAGCAGGTAATGATTTTAAGGAATGGCAGGATGAAGGTAACGAAAGAATGGTTGAGTATGCTAAGGCAAACAACTGCAGAGGTATTGAATTTCACGGTAGAAAAGGCTGGAGAAATTTACTCAAAGATAATAATTATAAAGAACAACATGTTGTGTTCTATAAGGAGATAGTATAATGGGTGGTGGCGGAAGCGAAACAACAAAGAACGAGCCGTGGGCAGCAGCTCAACCTTACTTAAAACAAGGATATGCAGAAGCGAAGAATCTGTATGAGAACTTTACACCAGAGTATTATGGTGGTCAAACACAGGCGGACTTTACTGCTGACCAGCTGACATCACAGCAAGGCATTCGTGACTTTGCAACGAAAGGTGCTCCTGAGATGATGAACTCAGCAATGGGTGCATATCAGTATGGCACAGGTAGTCAGGTTCTCGATGTGGCTAACAACCCATATGTACAAGGCATGGCACAGGCTGCTGCTAGAGACGCTTACTCAGGGTTAGGGCAACAGTTCTCTAACATCAGAGGTGGCTCTATTATGTCAGGTGGTTATGGTGGTGGTAGACAAGGTATTGCAGAAGGTAATGCTCTAGGTGCTGCTAACCAGAATGCCATTGACGCAACAGCAAATATTTATGGTAACGCTTATGGACAAGGACTTACACATCAAGCTAATACATTAGGTATGACAGGTAGTATTATGGACTCAGGGTTTAAACCATATGATGCTCTTAATGCAGTTGGTGCAGAACAACAAGCTAGAGAACAGGCACTTATTAATGATTCTATGGCACAGCACGACTTCTACCAGAAATTGCCAGCTGATAAGCTTAACCAATACCTTAGTCAGCTTGGTCAAACACAGGGTCTATTGGGTGGTGCAGGTACTTCAACTACTCCAGGACAAAGTGGTCTAGGTAAAGCAGGTGAATTTGTACAATTATTGGCAGGAATAAAAGGACTATAGGCATGAATAATATATTTAACCAAGCATTTGGACAGCAACCTGGTGGGTACACATATGGTGCAAACCTAGGTGACACATCACAGAACGCATACAACTTATGGGGTTCTACTGGACCAACAAATCCATACATTGCTAGAGCTGCAACACAGGCACCTTTAGTACCACAGAATGTGGCTGATGTATTACCAGGCGGTGCTAATTATTATGATTGGAACAATACAGAAGAGGCTCGGGAAGTAGCTAAGGACCATTACAGAGAGGGTTATATTAATAGTTCCTTGGGTGGCGGTAATTATGTAGACACAAATACATATTCTCCATATACTGGATGGGGTTCTGATTACTTCTCTTCATTGTTTGGTGACAATACAGACCTTAAATCTTGGGGTGGAATGAGTAATGCGGATAAGGATGACATGGCTCTCAATGAAGTGGATGGTTTTAGTTTTGGTGGGTTTGATGATGGCACAGACGAATCAGACGCAGCCTCAGCTGCTGCAGGCTTTTGGTAATATAATTTAAAAGGAATATAATAAAATGAATATAGAATTAATAAAAGAAATAATGAATACCTTCGGAGTAGGACCAGAGGAAGCAATTAAAATGTCACAGATGCCTGAGATTCAAGGCATGCTGTCTGCTAACTACGCTATGGGTCAGGATGAACAAGCTATGGGTTATGCTAGAGAAATGGGAACGGAACTGAGCCAAGCCAGTTCACAACAGGGACCTGCATATGGCTCGTTACCTGGTGATACACCTACTGTAACACCTGGAATTAGGGGACCAGGTGGTTTATTTCAATCAGTGCCTGACTGCCCTATAGATACTAAATGGAACGGTACTACGTGTGCCACTATACCTACAGGCCCTTCGCCTCTAGGACCAATTAGATTTTAGGAGGAGTATATAATGCCCTGTTATAATTCAAGTGGTAACTTAATACCGGGAAACGCACAAACATGTTCTTCCCTTGGCGGTACTTGGGCAGTAGGCGACAGGCCCCTTGCGATTCCTGTATCCAACACACCTACAATTGGTAAGTCATATAAACAAGGGGAGGGGGTTCAACGTAGTTACTTAGAGCCTGGGCTTGGTTACCCTAACACTGATGACTTTGGTGCTCCTTTAAAAACTACTAATCAGTTTGGTGATTATCAATTTGATGAGAGAGTTAATAATGCCAATAGAAAACTTAACCACGGACTTTTTTCAGAAATGAATGACAATAGTGGGCCAGCTGGTACAGTTGGACGTTTTCCAATTATTAACAGCACACCTCAAAATAATACAACACCTAATTATACAGAACAATTTACAAATACAATATTTAAGAATCCAGATGGAACTCCTATGAGTGTCACAGATTTGAACAGATTTAAAGAAACAGCTACACTAGGGCAAGGTGTCAATCTTATTATGGATAGGGTTCAAGAGGTGCCTGTAGTAGGTGACGTAGTTGATTTCTTGAATCCTTCTTCTGACATAGGTAAAGTTATTGATACTATAACTGACCCAGCCCTACGTGCCGATGCAATAAAGTATTGGCAGGATAATCCAGCAACTGTAACTGCTTCACTACTTGCTGCATTTGTTGCAAGAAAACTTAAAAAGGTTAAAGAAATTACTAAGAAAGTCACACGTCCTTTTAGAAACCGTTATAACAGTTCTTACCCTATTAATAACCCTACAGGTCTTCAAAAGGCTAAGCTTCTTAGGGATATTGTTGGTGTTTATTATATTAATAAATTAGGTAACAAGGTTTATGAGGAACAGTCGGGTGAACAACCACCACCTACCAATACTACTGGTAGTAGTAATACTATACCCACTGATAAAACAGGTACAGGCACAGGCACAGGTACAGGTACAGGTACAGGCACAGGCACAGGTACAGGCACAGGTACAGGCACAGGCACAGGTACAGGTATAGGTATAGGTACAGGTACAGGTACAGGTGCAGCGAAGAAGGACTTCGACTGGGACAAGCTAGCTAAGCTAGGTCAACTAATGGCACACTTCGGTACCCCTCTTTCTAAGAGAGGTGACCACCCTAACGTACAGTGGGGTTTGGATGCAGCTGCTCGTTCTAAATCAGGTGGTGTTATAACTAAAGCACAGAGAGACACTTATCGTAGAATGATTCCTAATAAGGAGACTCTTATTAAGCGTTTCCTTAAGGAGAAGCCTGGCTGGTTAGGGTTCTCAGGTAGTAAACCTGGTACAGGAGAGTATGCAGCAGCAGCAAAAAGTGCCATGAAATATTCAGAGATTGGTCATCAATTAATCTTAGATGGTATAATGCCATCGTCTGCTAACATTCAGAAGAGAAGTGAAGAACTAAGGGACGCTAATAAATAGATGGGATACTTCTGGGAAGATAAAGAAGAAGAAGAAGAGGATACTTATGACTTAGATTTCTCTAACAACATGTTTGATACTCAGACTATAACACCTTTTGATTCTTCTATTGCTAGGATGAAGAAGTCCTATGGTGCTTTTGCTAGTAATTATTTACCTGATATTTTAGGAACTGATAATGTACCTGATGCCCTTAAAGGTTGGGGTGAAATAACTGAACAAGAGGCACAAGCAAAATTAAATAATTATCGTTCTCAATATCTACCCGATATTACAGATGAGGATTGGTATAATGTATTTCCTTCTATTATGGAGAAGGTTAAAGAAAATGCTGCTGTTACAGGTACCCAATTAACTGGTGCTGTTATAGGTGGTAAGTTAATGAATGTTCCTAACGTCTATGCAAAAGGAACAGGTGCTGCTATTCTTTTCCTTACTGGTTTGTCTTCAATACCTCCTGTTATGGATGAGGTTGTATCAGAGCACGCAGCTATTGCAGGTGTTTCTGTGGATAACATGACAAAAGAACAGAAAGTTAATGCTTACTGGACATCTTCTCAGAACTGGCTATTTGAAAATTTAAACCCTGTTAGGTGGGCTAAGATAAGCAGTAAAGGTACCCCAATGCCTAAGACAGCTAGGGAGATGGAGAAATACCTCTCTACTGAACAGAAAGAATCTGTATTAAAACAGATAAATACATTAGGTAAGGAGGCCCTGAAGTCAGGTTTTGTTAGTGGTTCTGAAGAAGCTATACAAAAGGCAAATACTGCACGTACTTCTGCTAAAGGAATGGATGCGTTTAGTACTGGTGAGTATATTACTGAGGCAGCAGTAGGTACTTTTTCTGGTACAGCGGCTGGTACTGTTCCAGGAACTTCTGTTGCACGCTCACATAATAAAATTATTAATCAAGGAACCCAATACCTTGAACAATTAAACAAGCAGAATTTATTAAATGCTGGTGCTGAGTATAATAGAGCAACTAACGCTGGTCCAACACCTGAAGGCTTTAATATTATACCTGAAAGTTATACAGTTCCTACTAGGAAAAAGGGAACCACAGCTAATATACTAGGCCTTGCTCACGAGAAATTGTTAGGTAGGTCTACTAATATCTTTGAGGATATGTTATCCAGGGCAAAGACAGGTAAGGATGCTAGTATAATTCACAACGATTTATTTGGTATGTTTGGTGATGTGGAAACAGGCTCTGGTTTAACACAGGAAGGCAGTTCTTTTAATACAATTAAACATACTAAGCTAGGTGTGTATGCTACTGATTTTGCTAAGATACAGCAGAAGTGGTCAAGCATGCTGTTCCCAGGTTTTGGTGAAATGGGTAATAAGGTACACCCCTTAATTGATAAATACATCAGAGCCAGACTAGAAGGTAAATCAACTGGTGCAATAGATATTGGTTCTATTCTTAACCCTTCACAAATTAAAGAATTAAATAGTGACTCTGTAAAATTAAGAAGTATATATAACAAAGTACACAAAGATTTATCATCTGTACTAGGTGAGTCAGGATTAAAATTTGGATTTACTAAAAACTATCTTACTCGTGGTCTTGATATTAAGGCTATTGAAAAAGACAAGGAGGGTTTCTTAGATGACCTTGTTAATAATGTAGGTGTAGTACCTAAGGGTACAAAGAAAGATGCTGATGTTTTATTAGAAGACAGATATGCTGAAGCTGAGAGAGTCTATAATGATATACTTAATGGTAAAGACCCATCAGTAATGTCATCAGAACAGATTAGAAATTCAAAAACACGTAAAGGTGAAACACGTAAGGGTTTTGAGAAACACAGGGACCAGAGATGGGAAGCACTAAGTGATAAGTATCGCAATTCAAGTGCGTTTGAATCCATGCAGAATTACTTATCCAGGGCTGCAACTAGAGCCGCATCTGCACAGGTGTTTGGTGGTAACAGAGCAGAGAAGTTAACATCTGCAGTTGACTCTGCACTTAAGTCTGGGGTGATGACATCAGATGAGGCTCAAACTATATGGGATATGTATGATGCTGAACATAATATTTATAAGAGACCAAAGAATGATAGGGAGAGGGCTGGTCAAAAAGTATCAAAAGGATTATCAGCAGTAACTGCAGTAAGCCTACTAGGTCTAGCTACTATTTCTTCAATCACAGAGCCTGCATGGATTTCAGGTAGAGTTGGGTTATCTAATATGTTAAAGGCTACACCATCTGTAGCTGCACATGTTATTAAAGGAATTATACGTACTCTATATAGTAGACAAGGTTCACAAGCTAACGCCTCCTTTGGTAGGGATGTTCTTAATACAATGGGTATGGCTATTAATCCTCAGGTGAATGAAAGGGTTGAGATGTTAATGACAGGTGATGTAAACCCTTCTATGACAGCTTGGTTTAGAAGCCCAGGTGGTTTGTTCCTTACACAATATACAAACTTTGTACGTGTGTGGACAGCGGTGGCAGGTCTTAAGATGATTCAGTCACAAGCTAAGAAAGTAAACTCACTAAAAGGTACTAAGCTTAATGCTTTAACTAGAGAGCTCAGGGAGAATGGAATGACTCTTGAAGACTTTAATAAAATGATACGTATAGGTAAAGGCAACATAGATATAATGAATGATGACTTTTTAAATTCACGTTTCGTTAAATCTAATGGTACCCAAGTAGCAGTTAGGGATTTATTAATACCTTGGCTGAGAAAGATTACAACCGATGTAGCACTTGAGCCCCATGTTGGTAACCGTCCACTATGGATGTCCAATCCTAATTTACAATTAATATCCCAGCTTAAGTCCTTCCCTATATTATTTGGTAACACTGTTATGAAGAGAACAATGAGACAGTTAAATCCTAAAACATGTAACCCACAAATTGTAGGTGCGGTTGGTGCTATTGGTTCAGCTGCTACGGCTATTGCTCTGGCTGCACTAGCTATTGAATTAAAGGATGCAATTAGAAATGTAGATGTGGAAAGAGCACCACTTGATTATATTTCTGCTATAGGTATTCCTTATGCAGGTACAAAGTCACTACAGCAGTTGGTTACCCCAGCCAGTGCTTCGGTTGCTGACAGGTGGTTAAGTACACCTTTCCAAGATGAGGGCTCAACAGCAGAAAACATTTTAAATTTATTAACAAAGGCCACTATTGGAACTATATTTGCGGAGCAGTTAGATGAGTAAGTGCCTAAAAGGAATACCTTTTTATACTGGTGGCTCTAACTTTGCTACAATTCAGCAGCAGGTTGACATTGACAAGGGATTAAAAGAAGCCCCTACTGCAACCGAAGAAGAACTAATTGAACAATTTACTACAGTGGCTACTAACCCTTCTTTTGAAACAAATGAAGAGGCTCTTAATAGCCTAGGTACTAACCCAGAAGAAAAGAATGAATGGCGAGACAAGCAGACTGGCCATAAAAGAATATATAACACTCCTAATATGAAAGAGCTTGCCAAGAAAAGAGAAGATGGTGAACTCTATGATACTGATTGGATTGATGCAGTTAAGGAACATAACCCACCTGTTAGTTATGAAAGTACACAACAGATACCTACATACAAAGAGATAGTAAAGGCTGTACAACAACCTCAGAAAGGTATTATAAATACAGGAGGTTCCAAGGCAGACATGCCAACCAATCAAATGAAGAAGCTTCCGGATGGCATGCCTGTTAGTTCACGGTTAGACATAACATCATATAAAAAGTATGACACCTGGGTTGTTACTTTACACACAGCGAGTGGTAATTTTGTTGGTGGTAAGGTTATTGGATATGCAAAGAGTGCACATTTAAAGAATGTCAAATTTATTTATAGTGACACTCAGAAGAAGAAGGCAATGAAGATTGCACAGGGAGGTGCTAAAGGTGTAATTGCTTCCTTTGAAGGCTCATGGGCTAACACTCCAACCACTGAAGTTAGTGAACGTATTAATGAAGTAATGTCTCCAGACAGTGGGTGGGTGCAAGTAGGGATGAATCCTGAGAGGGGTGAATACTTCTATAACAAGAGTAACATGAGACCTCTAGCATCTGCTGAAGAGGTGTTGCAGGTAGGCCCTGTTCTCATGGCACGTGGTGTTAAGTATTTGAAGAGAGAGGACGTAGGTAACACTAGTAAAAGAGCTGAGCCTTTCGTTTTTCAGGATGATAATGAATTTACTGTTATGCCCACAGAAATACAACCTGATGGAGAGCGTTTAGTTGTTGGTACTATATCTGCTGAACCTTGGGATGTTAATGGGGCTACAGATTACACAGTTAGTGACGTACAAATGAACAATGGTTTTTTAGGTAAAGGTAAAGGTGTTGAGTTATACTTAACAATGGTTGAGGAGCTCCTTAAGAAAGGTGTTCATATGGGGGGCTTTGGAAGAGTACCAGATTACTTCAGCTCTGGTGGCAGCACTACTGAGTCTGCTATGCGTGTATGGAGAAGCATTTATAAAAACTTAGACAAACATTTAGAGAAGTTTCCTAACTTAAAGGGTGCAATACTTTTAATGCCTTCTAATGAAAAAGGAATGACATTACATAGTCTGGAGTTAATGAGGGTGTCAGAGGGTATTGCCAAGGTAAAAGATGGTGTTATAGAGGACAACTATTATGAGCAAGACGTTGGTCAAGAACCTGCATTCTCTATAGAGTTATACCCTGAGATATACAAGAAGAACGTAGCTAAAAATCAGTAACAACCTGCATCAGTTTCTTTAGAGGAACTAGATGTAGTTTACTTGCTCTGTTGTCACCACCCATTACAGTCCCCTTGCTTGCTTTGGGGACTAGTTGTTTAAGGACTTCAGTAGGGAAGACTAACGAGCACAGTAGCTTACCGTCCTTCGTTAGGTTGTGTACCCACAGGTCAGCCTCGGTAGCATCAAGACCACTAGGTTTACCATATGACTGTACCTCAATACAGATGTTACCTGTACCTGCCCACCTATCACGCTCAGTCTTTACCTCACATGTCTTAGCACCTGAGAACATTTCATCAATGTACTTCTCCCACTGTTGTCCAAACTCTAGGTCAATGTCAAACTTCTTACGTCCTGCCCAATCGTCAGCTTTATTTAAACTCATTTTAATATTTCCTTTATTGTATGCTCAGTAAACCATCTGAAGTTATTCTTCTCTGCCCATTCTCTGTGACTCATACGTGTACCATCCTTACGTTTCTTTGCGTTAGGCATAGAACAGTCAGGCTTCATAAATAAGAACACAAGCTCAGTATCCTTAGGTAATACTTTACGTACCCATATATACTTAGAGGCCACTGAAGAATCCATAAACCTACCTTTAGCCTCAATAAGAATATTCTTGTACTTAAAGTCCGGGGTATAGTCATGTTCAATTAAATAATGTACCTTCTCAGGGTGATGCTTGCACTGTTTAAGTACACCTACACTTAACTCTCCTTCCCACTTAGAGTCTGCACCTTTATACTTTGAACGCCATTTATTATTTCTCATTACTTCATCTCTCCCCTGTGTCCACCACCTGAAGTCTTAAACTTTGGGGTTGACATAACCTGTTTAGTATCAGCACTAGTACACTCAGGACAACGGCCACTCTTCTTCCTGTCTGCCACCTTATTCTGCCCTGTATATTTGTGTTCACATTTGTTGCACATATAATTATATATCATATTACATACCTTCCTTATCATCACCGTACTCATCCATCATCATACCAAACTCAGCCTCATAGTGAGTACCATCGTTACCGTTCTGACCTATGATGTCTGTACGTTCTTCATCCCAATCCTCACCTGAATCTTTAGCTAACTCCCCTAGCTTATTATAATACTTGTTTACCTTGTCCTTTCCTTGTTTACGTAGGATTTTAGTGAGTTCTCTATAGCGTTCCTCAAGTTCTTCTCTCTTATCTTTCTCTTCTGTATATAACTTGTGCCACGAAACTGCTGAGTTTGCAACGAGCTTGTTATACTTCTCCTTCCTGGTCCAGTAATCATCACTCATTATCCTTTCCAATTCCTTCTGATGAGTCTATCACTATCTTTACCTACCCCTTCCATAGAAACCTCTACGTTATTCCGAGGATTCTTAATACCAGGTGCAACAGGACTAAGTGCTACCCCTGTGATAGGTTCTCTGTTGGTAGTGTGTACTCTGTTTCCATAAGTGTTGGCCTTTAGTTCTTGATTCATAGGTTTCTCAAACATCTTGTGGCTCCTTAAGCTTGTTACCTCTAAAACAACTGTTAGTTTTACAGCCATCACTGTGTCCACACATATAAGCAAACCAAGCACCACCCGCTGCCACTACTCCAATAAATACATCTAATAAATTTACTTCCATATTCTTACTCCTTTAGTTTTGATAATTACGTTCCCATACAACATGTCCGTTTCGTTTAATCTGAAGTGACTCA